GTCAGGCATAGTCACACTATTTCGACCATAAGACGCTCGACACGTCGCACCAAATTTAAGCTTCAAAATGTCCGCCAATTTGTCGTAAAGCATGACCGCCAAATCAAGACGATGCGCAGTTGTCAACACCGTCTGAGGCGTCCCACGATGCTTAGGCATTTCCGTCAGCCACCAACCCACAAGCGCAGTCAACGCAACCGTTTTGCCATTCTGACGCGCAGTCGACACCAAAGAAATACGATGCAAAAACTCGTCATCAACATCAAACGACAACTGCCGATCAATCACACGCTGTTGCCAAGGCATCAACTCCATGCCTAGGTGCTGTAAAGCCCAGCCCCCCACCTCAGCCCCAAACGAACCAACCTGATCCGCCACCAACGTTTCTAATCTTGGCTCATCACGGCCAGTCACCGCTAGTTCAGGCTGGTTCAGCCCTTCGGGGATAATCCTGAGTTGGGTCGGGGTAGATTTTTGTTTTTCAATAAAAAACGGTTTTTGTTTTGTTTTGTTTTCTGTGTCAATTATGCCGTTTTGACGCATGGCCTCGGCTCGAATGGTGCGTCGCATTTCGTTTCGTTGTGTTACATATTTGTGGCCAAGTGTGTTGTTGCATTTGGCGCATATGCCTCGCAAGTTTTCTAAGTTGTGTCCGCCGCCTGCGTCTATTGGCACGATGTGGTCGACTTGTGTGCTGGGTGTTTTGTTGCAGACCGTGCACGTTGGTTGTTCTCGAAGTACCACCCCCCTATTTTTTTGGTATTCGGGATTGTGATGTGCGTTAGCCATGTGCACCCCACGTTGTGCTAGCGCGCGCTGACGCGCTTGCTGTCAGTCGGTTGTGATTGTTTTGCATGTCGGGCTCGGCTCTGTTGTTTTGTTTTGTTTTGTTTGTCATTGTTTGTTGTAAGTAAACCTTAGTGTGATTAGCCCCCCGTCGCCTGCCTCACGCGACACCCATTGCTTTAATCGTTTGCCTGACGACGTGTTACCACGTGCGTCATCTACCCACGTTGCCGTGTGTTACCAACCGCCATGCAACTGGCTTAGGTCATGCTCGTTATTTAGTTTTGTGGTTCGCCAGTAACTTGTAATCGGTCAATTACCTTTGAAATGTCCTGCTTCGTTAATTCGCTTGTACTGTTAATTGTTCGCCCAAGTACGTTGCAACAATACTCTTTTAGATCATCGCCCTTAATGCCTTTACCGTTAGCTAAACCGCGCATCATGCCTAATTGCTTACTACTTGGATAAACCTTTTGTGCGCCTTCCTCTGGAAATGGCACAACCTCAGCCAAATGTGTTTGCTGACGTGATTGCGCTGCTTCAACCTCGTCACGCGACGCAATCGCTTTATTGGCGCCGATCCCCATCATGGCAATCGCTCGTCCAATGGCGCTCGTGTATCCGACCTCGTTTTCACTCATTTTTGTGTAAGGCGTACGGCCTGGATATACCTCGCACGCTGACGCAATAACTGGCAACGGATCGTCAGGGCTACGCCAAATAGTAACAATGCAACGAATAAAACATGATTTGTCAGGCATTTCTATGACTTCGCGATGTGTTTCCTGAATGCGTAAATCGGGCCAACGTTCAAACGCCATTTTTAGGCGTGTCGCTACGTCGACATAGTTGTCCATAAAGTTGTTCATGCTGCGACCATGTTTTGTTGATGTGCAATTAGTTCTTTTGTTGCTGGCAACATTTCCATAGGTATCAATTGATCTTGTGGCATCGCAAAACATGGATAACGCCAATTAGGGCCACTTCGCCAATTGTCTTGTCGAATATTGCATCGCTTCAAAGATGACCAACCCTGCAATGTTGCAACCAGTTCGTTTTTGTCAAACGTGACTGCTATATACATGCCAGGTTTATCGTCGGGTTCAGGGTGCGTTAATAGACACCCAGTTGGATAGTACGTTGTGCGCACTTCGTAACCCAAAATGTCGTAACGACTTTTATCGTAAGCCAAATATTGGTAATCAAATTTAAAATAATGCGCTAAAGCTTGCTCCCCTAAACAACCTTGCAAAGTTTGTTCGAATGTTAAACCTAACAATTGACCGTATTTTGTTTGATGTTTTTGACGCACGTTTTCTTCTTGCTGTAGTCGAGTAATTTCAACGCATTTGTCAAAATCATTGTCAGTTAAATTAATTGTTACCACGACGCAACCGATCTGACATCATTTGGCCGTCAGCTTGCAGGTTTTCTATTTGTCGATTTAGTTCGTCAATGCGTTCGCGTAAATCTTTGATTACAGATGTCAAATATTTTAGTTCAATAATTGCTGCTTTTAAATCTTGCACTAAATCGCCGTCGTCAAACGTGTATTCGCTAACCCAGTTTTCTAGATTGCGAATGTTTCTACTAGTCACAAGATTAGTTGTGTCAATTAATGGCACTCGTTTTGCTGTTATTTCGTCCATGACTTGCATTAGCGCTTTCAATTGCGCAATATCTGCGTCAAAGTTTGGGTTGATGTTCTCGGTCATCTTTAGCCTTTCGTTTGTTGGTGACTGACATTATCAGATACGTGTACGCAGTTAAGACAGTCGCAAGAAATAAATGTTTTAAAGTGACCATGCACGCCAGCCATTCGAGTATCTAAAGATTGCTAACGCGCTACGCAAATTGTTTTCTAAGTCAAATAAGTCGTCGCAGGTAGATATCAGGCCGTAAGCCTGCAAATAGCCGTTTGGCCAGTAGCGCGACGGTTTGCACCAAAACTGGTTAATTTGCATCGCACCATTAGAACCACCATTCGGATCGTTTGGGTTAAACGCCAACGATAAACATCGGCTTTCGCGGTAAGCAACTGCGACCAGTTGTGTCAGGTCTTTTTCAGCCCAGCCGACGTGTCGAGCCATGTCAAACACGGTCTGACACGCATCAGGTTGCGTTATAGGCGTAGTTATGGCAATTGTGGTAGTTGGACTAGGCACGGTTACTGGCTGGCCGTAGCCCTCAAATACTTCAGGCTGTCTGACTGCTAAATCGTCGGCTGTCGGTGCAGACGGCGGCGTCAATATAAATATTGAAATTACGCTGATAAATAGCGATATTGCTGTTTTGCTAATGAGTGTCATAATTGACCTACTTTCTCGGGTAGGTAAATAACCCTAGACGGTTTTAATCGCCTCTGTCGGTGATACCCCAAAAACGGCTTGCCAACGCTGTTTTGCAATAATCGGGTCATTGGCGACGTGCGGATCAATTTCTATGTGATACCAATCGCCTTGCTCGACACTCGGTAACGGTTGCCATGTGCCACGATCGCATTTCCACGACCTTTGCATCGCGTAGTCAATCACAAGTTGTATGCCTAAATGGTCTGCGTTTTCTAAACACTTAACAATAAACGCTAGTGACGCTTTGCGGCCGTCTGCCTTGCCAAGCTTTTTTTGATTAAGCCAACGGTACGACAAATCCATTGCTAGCCCACGCGCATGATTGCTAATTGTGCCAGGTCTGTTGCGTACGTCGCGTACTACCCATGTGCCGTTATTCCATAAACTGCCGTCGCTGTGTTTGCACGCAAGTCGAGCCCATTCTGCTGTGCCAGCCAGCGCAGACTTTACGACTGGCTGTTGCGTAATTATGTAAGCGCGATTAGGCATTGTTATTTTGTAGGTTTTTTTATGCCGTTAGACGCAACAATGCCCGACAATGTGCCAGTCAAAAACACGACAATAGTTGACATTAAATCTATAAACGCTGCGTCATTTGGTGCTTGTTTTTCAGGTTGCGACACAAACAACAGGCCGTACGTCATGCCTAAAACTATGGTGCTAAAAACTATTGCCAGTAGTACGCCAACGGTAACAATCATGCGTGCGTGTAGTTCGTCTGCGGTGTATCTGTGTCGAATCATGGTGTTATGCCGCATCGGTCAGGCACGTTGCAGTTGTTTAACGTCATGTTTTTGACCCGTGACTTGACGGTGATCGTGTTGTCGCGTGTAGTTTCGCAAGCGGTCAACATAAGTATTAACGCAAATAAGCCGTATCGCATAGCATTACGGTTCGTCAACTGGTTCAACATATGGCGGCACAAATTCGCCGTACTCGCCTAACAATGGGTCAAAGCTATATCCGATACCTGCGTAGCAACCGCGAAAGTTTGCGTTATAACTTGTTTGCGCCCAAGTGCCAGCAAACTTTAAACCGTTAGCAATATATGCGCGCCCTGCGCTATCCGTGTCGGGAAATGTCAAAGTAGGTTCACCACAAATTTCGTTACTAATTGCAATAATTTCAGTAACTATATTGTCATCTAGTTTTGCAAAGTAAGCCATTATGACCAACCAATCGTGCCGCTGTCGTTAAATTGAAATACAAAATAAGTTCCAGTTGAAGTAATCGTGGGCGAACCTGTAAGTGTGGTAGGATATTTTTTTGTTAAAAGTTGTCTAATAATTACAACGCCTTTACCGCCTGCGCCACCTGTCGCAGAGTTTGCACCGCCGCCGCCTGAACCTGTGTTTGCTGTTCCAGCTACACCGTTAGTTCCACTAGCCGAAGCATTACCGCCGCCACCTGTGCCGCCTGTTCCGTTTGTGCCACCGCCGCCTGAATGACCGCCGCCGCCGCCTGCCATAGTTACACTCGAACCAGTCGCCGTTGACGCAGTTCCATTTCCGCCGTTACCGCCCGTAGTTGCGTTAGGTGCAGTAGTGCCAGCCACACTTGAACCGCCGCCGCCGCCTGCAGCGTAAGTTTCACCCGAACTAATACCGTTGCCGCCGTTACGGCCTTGAAGTGCTGTTCCTGTTCCGCCTGTAACGCTTCCGCCACCATTATTGCCACCGCCACCGCCGCCTGAACCACCGTTTCCACCTGCGCCACCGTTTACACCACGACCAAAACCGCCGCCTGCTGAAGTGATTGAAACACCTGTACCGATAAACGAACTATCTGAACCAACTGAACCAGCCGTTCCCGACGAACCAGCACCGCCAGCGCCAACGGTAATTGTGTATGTTGCGCCGCTTGTAATTGTTGCAACAGTTTCAGCCGCACTACCAGCGCCTGAAGTATCGCCAACTACAGAAGTACGCAAACCGCCTGCACCGCCGCCGCCGCCGCGACTGCCTGACGCACCGCCGCCGCCCGCAATAACTAAAAATTCAACAGTCGATGGCACGGCGTTGCCACCTCCTAGGTTAAAAAAAATGTACGATGACGCCGAAAGTGCTAATAAATATCCGCCTCCATTTTGCGCCAATGCTAATGAACCGCTTGTGTTGATAGTTACGCCTGCGCCTGCAGTAATTGTGCAAGTACCAGCACCTTTATTTGCAATTTGAATAACATCGCCAACAGTAAAGATTGAGTTGTTAACCGTAATTGTTGTAGCGCCTGCGTTATTCATCATTGTGCGCTTTGTTTCGTCGCCAGCGATCAACGTGTACGACGCAGTTTTATCAGATATCGGCAAATTTTGAATATCGTTGAGCTGCTGCGCGGTTAAAACCTGTGATGCAACAAATGGAAATGGCGTTGTCATATTGTCCTTTACCTTATCCTAAAACGTTGTCTGCATCAATGATGCCAAAAACCGCGTCGTTCAATACCAACTCGTAGACGACAACCGTTGGCGAAGTGAAATACATGACGCTGTGGCCGTTACTAACCGTGATCGTATGCTCGACACCCTCAACCGCTAATTCCTGGGCTAACTCGGTTGTGCCAGCACCCGACGCAAACGTTTTTTCAATGGTGATTGTGTCGCCAATATCAATGATCGCAACTGCGTCACGTTGCGCTGTTGTCAATTTGTTGAGGTTTGTGCCTAACGACGTGTAACGCGCCTCGGGTTCGGGTTCCAATAAGTAATTTGCCAACGCCAACGCCGCTGTATCGTTGTGCAGCAATGAACCTGTAATGCTGGCTGTTTGTATAAAATATTTGGCTTGGCTAGCTGCATCGTCTGCGACCTGTTGGGTTGTGTTGCCAAGTATGGCGACCGCTGCACGGTTGACAACTTGATCTGCTTCAAATGATATGCCTACGGCGTCGTAGGGTATGTTTGTGCCGTCGTCGTGAAAGTCTGCTACCGATCCGCTAAGAGTTGCGCCGATACGCGGCTCAAATGTTAGATCGCCGTCACGTGCCATAAATAGACGGCCTTGCTCGGCTGTATTGATTTGGTTGCAATATTCTAAAACGTTCGTGCCTTCAGCAATTGTAAAGGCTGCTGCACCGCCCAAGGTTTGTGTGCCTGTGCTGATATTGCGTTGTCCTGCTGGAAATGCGACTTCGGGCCGATCTAATATTGCTGTTAGTCGAGTGCTAGACAATTCTTCGCTGACGTTAAATTCTGCTAAATATGTTTGTGCCAGCAAATAGAAATCGTCTGCACAATAAACCGTCACAGTATCTAAACCACCTAGCGCAAAGTTGTAGTCAAAATTTACTATGTAACCTTTAAACAAATATTCTTTGACGTTAATGTTGTTGTATCGCGCTAGTTGAACTTTGCGCATTGGTGCTAAACCTGGTTGTGCTGTTGTCGTATCGTAATACGGTGATTGTTCGTCAAATGGGTTGAATATGCCTGTTGTGTCGAGCATGTTAAACGACATTGTGCCAGCGCTAAATTGGTCGCCTTGATCGCGTCGGCCACGTTTGACCATAATGCTGTCTATGCCGTCGGTGACGTCCGCAAAATTGGTTGTACCGTTTAGCACATAAGTTGTGTTGTTTAATACGCCAGCGGTTGCGTCATTAAGGATAAATGCGTCTTGTAAAAATCCTGTGTCAATTTCTAGTGTGTAGTTGCCTGCACCGACAACTGCTGTGCCAGCCATTAGGCAACCTGTATTTGTGCTGGGCCTGCTGATCTGTTGTATGCGCGGATTGCGTTGACAACCGCTTGACCTATTTCGGCGCTAGTCGACAAACCGCCAGTCACATTAACTGTTAGCCCACCACCAAAACCGCCAGCACGATTTAACGGCACAACTGCCTCAGGGCCGCGCTCACCAATCATTGCCAACGTTGGTGACGTCACAATGCCACCGTCGGCAAGCATTGGTATGTTTGGCACGCTTATGCCTTTACCGCCAAAACCTGGCACCCATGACGGAAATGAAAACGACAGTTTGCCTATTGTGCCATTCCATAGTTTGGCTATTGCGTTGAATATGCCTTTGTAGATGTTTAGTACGCCTGTGAAATAACTTGTCAAAAAATCTAGGCTGGTTGTTACGGCTGTTTTGATTGCGCTAAATACTGTGTCAACTACTTCGCGGACAATTTCAAATCGTTTGTATAACAAAACCATTGCAGCAATAAACGCAACGATGCCGATGATAATTAATGCAATAGGGTTCGCGTTTAAAACAAAATTAAACAACGCTGTTGCGGCTGTAACTGCTTGCGTAGCAATCGTGTACGCCTTCATCGCAATGTTTGCGACAACGATTGCAGCTGCAAAACCGCCGATGACGCCTGCAATAATTAAAAACGCTGTTGTGTTTTGTTGCGCCCACGCCGCTAGTGGTGCCAATATTTGCAACAGTTTTTCTAATACTGGCAACAATGCTGCGCCAATGCTTTCTTTAGTTTCGTCCATTGCAATTTTCATTGACTTCATTCGACCTTCGTACGATTTGGCTGCGACGTCTGCCGCGCCACCAAACGACACAGATAATGCGTCGGTGATATCTGCCAATGTGCTTTCGGAATCAATGACGCCTTTGAGCGATGGATCAAGTTTTGTTAGTGCTGCTGTTTGACCGTTGGCTGCTTTACCTAACGCCATTGTGACGGTTTCTAGGTCTTTGCCTGTGGCTGCCGATATGTCAAGTGCTGTTGACATTAAATCTTGTGCAACCTCGACTGATCCAGTAGCCCTGACTAAATTTGATAGAGCTGGACGCAACTCGTCGTCCGCAACCGCTTTTGCCATAGACAAAGAAGATATAAATTGCTCGTTTTGTTTAATGATGTCATCGGTAGCCATAGCGCTAGTGCGCAACTGTTGCGCTAATAGGTCTTGTGCTTTTTGATCCTCAACGGCTGCCTTAGTTGCTAAACCTAAACCAGTAGCTAAACCGCCTAATACTGCAAGCGCTGGCACCATTGCCTTTTTAAGTGCAAAACCTGCTTTAGCGCCAGCGCCTTCTAACTGTTTAAATTCTTTAACGGCTTTGTCAATACCTTTGCCGTCGAACTCGCTAATAATCGGAATAGATAAAGCCATGACTATAGATCTTTCTGCACGGTTGTAATAGTGCCTTGGATCATTTTAAACATTTCGCTTTCAATGCCTCGGCGTGCTTTGTAAACGGCTGGCCCGATAAGTCGAGTGCGACCAGCGCTGACGGGATAGCCAGCAATGCGCAAACTTGTATCTAAACGGTTTGAATTCCTGCGACCTGCAACCTCAAAAATCGCTGCACCCTGGTCTTTTTGTTCAATAAGAATTACGCCAACCGCGTTGCGCCGTGTATCAAAACGCATCTTGACGCCGCTTTGTGCTTTGTCAACGCTAAAACCTTTTATGCGTCGGCCGTCTTTTTTTTGTGTCCAATCTTTTGCAAAGTTACTTATTGGTACACGTGTATAAACCGCTTTGCCAGCATTAATTGCTGGTTGTGCAATTGCCGTCGCGTCAGCTTTAAAATCTTTTTGTAGTTGTGGATCAATTTTACGCAACGAATTAATAGTTTGTTTTAAACCGACGACTTCGACAGTTGTAGATACTGGCATCACTTACGCTCTTTGTTTAATAAATCAATAGTTGTGTTCATGTCGTCAGCCTCGAATGGTATTTGTGGCGGCCAAAATCCAGTAGCCACAAGAATTTGTGCTAATCCGTAGCGGTAGGAACCGCGTCGACTTTTGGGTCATTTGCCGCCTTAGGCAAACACGATTTTAACGATTTGACATAATCGTCAAACATTGCAGGCACAACAATGCCTGACAACTTTGATGCCTCGTAAGCCAAATATGCTAAATCTTCTTGACCAATTGCACTACCTAATTCAGATGCTTTGCGTTTGTATTTACGCTCCCACAACACAATTGAAAACAATGTCGTTTCAACTGTTACTGGTTCACGATCGTCTAAAAATTGAACTTCAAGTGTTAATTGCATTACGCCCCCTCGGTACGGCTTTGTTTGTTTTTGCTTGCTTTATTAGTTCTCAGCGGCCAAAGCCGCAAGATCATGAAACTGCTTTAGTTAGTGCGCCACCAGCAAATGTCAATGTGATCGTTGACAGTTCGCCAAGCGATGCCGAAATTGGTGTGTGGCTTGCAAGGTAACAACCAGTCAAAGTGTATTTTGGCGCTGTCGCTGTTGGTGTAACTAAACCTGCTGCAGTTGGCGACACAGTGATTGTGCACGTAATGCCAACCAAACCATAGATTGTCGCTTCAGTTTCTGAGGCTTCGTATGATTGAAATAGTGTCACTTCAAATTCGTTGTTTTGCAATGACGTCACAGTTGACGCACCAAATTTGCGTGCTACGTCCCCGAACGCTGATGTTTCTAATTGGTCATAGGCATATGTCAAAGTTGCTTCGGTTGCCTGATCGGTGAGGTTGACAGCGTTTATTGTAAGCGCTGGGTTGCTGAGGTAAACGGTTGTCGCCATGTTGGTTAGTCCTTTTGTTCTGTGTCTTTAGTTTTAGCAGGTTTTTTGGTTTCTTGTGTGGATAGGTGTCCAGCGTCTAACAAAAA